TCCTGCTTCTCACGCTGAGACGCGAGAATCAAAGTCGTAGGGAACGACCCAGCTGCGTTGTTGTAATCAACGCAGGAGATGATGCTACCAGGGTCACCGGCTGAAGCTGTCGGAACCCAACGAAGTGCCACAGAATCAATGTGGGCCTGCTCGAAAATGCCAGCAAACTGGCCATTACGAGAGCTCAAGTTGCCAGGGGCAACAACCACATTGTAGGCATAGTTCCCAGACCCATCGGTCGTACAGGAGGCAAGAATCTGACTGAGGGGCACAGTCAGAGACAACACACCATCCTTGACACGGGAACCAAGTTTGCCCATACCACCAGCTCCGCCGTTCTTGCCAGGCGATTTGTTCAGCCAAACGGCATTGACCGCAGAGGTGCCAGCAATGGCTCCTCGCTGCCGACGCACACGCCGAACCACAGGTTGCGAATAGCCCCCTGAGGCGGCGATCTGGCGTTGGCGCATCGCAGCCAACTGCCGCAAAACAGCAGGAGTAAGCATCACCCGCTTAGGCACTGAAGCCAACTGCGTGCCTCTCTGCCGGGCACGCTTCGCCTTAGAGCCCTTCCCAGGCATCTTTTGGCCCGGCTACATGGGGCCACGCAACAACCCGTCATAGAGATCCGCAGGGTCCAGCCCCGTCCCAGACGGCATGGGATCCAGCAGACGCATGATCATCATCCTGCGAGATCCCAGACCTTCGCGGTCCAGAACTTTCTCCATAACAGGCTCCGCCTCCGAATTGAGCGACTCAGCGTACAAAGCACACAGCCTCTCAGTGCGCTGATCCGGAGTCAGATAAGAAGGGACGTAGTGTACGGCTGCTAGCAACTTCTTGGGTCTAACCGACCTGGGTTGGGGAACACCCCGAGCCCAAGATGTCTGAGTGGAGTAAAAAGACAGCTCATCCAATATGACTTCCTTCACTCGATCATCAGGCAAGTCGATGCCAAAGCTAGCCGCATACTTCTGCGGGGAAAATTCAACATCGCAAGACACTGCAATGTCGTCGCCGCCAACGGTACAACACCATGACGACGCCCCAGCCTTCAACAGGCAATAATAGGCAAACAAAGAGTTGCCAAGTGAGTTGTCTGCAAAAGTATTAACACTACCGGACTTCATCCCCTCAAGATACAGCACATCACCAGAACTAGCAAGACAAATGGAACGACTCTGAACACGGCCGCAGTTGCGGACTCGGACAACATCAAGCTCGTCATACTCTGACATAGCGATGCGTAACTCAGTCACGATATCCTGCAGCTGCGGCCGAAAATGGGCATCCCACGCTTTAGCATCCGACTCAAAATGGCGTCCAAAACGCTCATGGGCATGATACCACTGAGCATGACCACCAAACCATTTGCAATAACCAGCCATAATTGGCCGAGAAAAGCTACCGTCAAAACCAATCACATCATCAAGTGACTGGGACAGCCGCATATTGCAAAGTTGGTGCCGAAAATCGGCAAACACAATACACCTGCCCTTGTCAATAGCAACCTTGTCAAGCGGCAAAAGTTCATTGTGTTTGGGCTGAATACGCCAGACGACAGAATAGTCATCAGACGTCAGCTTGGACCACCAT